AGATCAATAACTATCTCGAAGGCGGCTCTCCCTACAGTTTTGTCATTGGTTAATTTTTTATTATCATATAATTCCTCTCCTCAATAGATTAAATAATCACGTAAATTAGGCAAACGAAAGGCAACAATTATGGCAAAAAAACACTACTTTTCAAAACTATCTGAATTATCTTTCAGACAACTCAAACAATTAACAATAGGACTAGAAATTCTACTCAAGGCAGGACCTTCTTGGAAAATATCTTTTCATATGTTAAACGCTGTGAGAGAAATTAAAAAAGAACTTGAAAAACGCATAAAGAACTGTTAAAATAAATCTATGCTTATAGGTTTAGTTGGATTAATAGGTTCTGGCAAGGACACAGTCGCGGCTCGATTGGTGGAACAACACAGTTTTAAAAGAGATTCTTTTGCAAAATCATTGAAGGATGCCACTGCTAATATTTTTGGATGGGACAGAGAAATGCTGGAAGGACAGACCAACGAGTCTCGCAAATGGAGAGAACAACCAGACATTTTTTGGAGTGAGCGTTTTGGCAAAACTGTGACTCCTAGGTGGATACTACAGTATTTTGGCACAGAAGTCTGTCGGGGCGGAATGTTAGATTCCGTATGGGTGGACAGTCTTGTTGCTCGATACCAAGGAGAAAACACAGTGATCAGTGACACTCGTTTTGTTAACGAGATTAAAACCATCCGAGATCACGGTGGCAAAATAGTACTGATCAGGAGAGGAGAAGTGCCCAGTCGTGAAGTGATGCAGGCGTCAGGAGCCCATCAGTCTGAATGGGATTGGATTGGTTGCAAGTTTGATTACACAATAGAAAACAACAGCACACTCGAAGCATTAAATTCTCAAATAGACGACCTTATTCATCAACTTCGAGATCCCCAATAGACCATCCTAAATTTTGAGTGCTTTTTAATCGTTGACAGTTAGCACACACAGTTTTAAGATTATAGCCACCCACGTTATTTCTGTTACCGTCTACATGATACACATCTAACTGCTCACGCACTCTTGCTTTAAACCCACACAGCTCACATCTATTTTTTTTCTTATAACCTGCCAACTGCCATTTTGCAACTCCGCTCACTTTCTGCTGATTTTTTTTACGAATACAGGTATCACACAGAGAACGCCAATATATCTTTGTGCTTTTACGATAAGCATAAGCTCTAGGTTTAGCGTTACATTTTTTGCACAACGGTCTTTTCATATGTGTGTATTTACGTGCCCTATATAGGCACCAGAATTTACCAGAGTTTAACCGCTTTTTACCGCAAACGCTATAAATACAATCAGTTACACTTGCAAGGAGAACTAAAAAATGGCATTAACATCACCAGGAGTAGAAGTTTCAGTAATAAACGAGAGTTTTTATGTACCGTCAGATGCGGGCACAACTCCATTATTGATCGTTACTACAGCACAAGACAAATTAAACGGTGCAGGAACAAGCACTGCGGCAGGAACAACTTCTGCTAACGCAAACTCAGTTTATCTAATTTCATCTCAGAGAGAATTAACAGAAACTTTCGGAGATCCTACTTTTTACACAGATGCATCAAGCAATCCAATCAACGGTTATGAGTTGAACGAATATGGATTACAAGCGGCTTACTCATTTTTGGGTGTGGCTAACAGAGCATTTGTATTGAGAGCCAACGTTGACCTAGCATCACTTGCAGGCAGTGCCACAGCACCAACAGCAACTCCAACCAACGGAACTTATTGGTTTGATATTGCTTCTTCAGTACCAGGACTATTTGAATGGTCTAAAGCAGATCAAGCGTTCACAACAATCGCACCAACTTACATCACATCAGTAACTGATTTAGCAGGCGGTGTATCCACAGGAGCTCCTAAAACTTCTATTGGTTCAATTGGTGATTACGCAATCAACACAACTCATGTTACCAACAAAACATATTACAAAACAGCGGCCAATGCCTGGATCCAAGTAGGATCAGCGGCGTGGTACACTCTACACGGATCAGCAGTTTTACACCAACAATCGGCTCACACAGACAGACCACTTTGGAAGTCCACAGAGCAAGATGCGGCAACAGGTTCTATCTGGTTTAAAACTACAACTCCAAATTCTGGAGCGAATGTTGCAGTTAAACTTTACTCATCGTCTACAAAATCATGGAACACTGTTAGTGCTCCGTTGTATGCAACCAACCATGCGGCAATCTACGGATTAGATGCAGTCAATGGTGGAACTAGTCTATCAACTGGTGCTTTATACACACAGTACAACGTAACAGAAGATTCAGTTAAAGATAGAGCAAGCGATACTTCTAGAGCTCTACAAGATTTCCAAATCTTTAGATTCGAAGGAGGTGCTACAACAATCACTTCAAATGATACTTCACCAACTGTTACTTCCGGCCACTCATTTAAAATCCAAGAAACTGTTAAAGCTTCTGGAGCATTGAGCTCAGCTGTTACAGTTACACTAGGCGGCACAGATGCAGATGCATTTGTTACAGCAGTATCTGCGGCAGGATTAACAAACGTGAGTGCAACTAAACTTTCCACAGGTGCAATACAAATGACACACGCACTAGGCGGAGAATTTAGAATGTGGCAAGTCACAGGAACTGCTCTTGATGATGCAGGTTTTGGTGTTGCAAACGGTCATGCATACGGAACATACACAGCAAACTCCACTACACTCGTGGACAACTTGTACGATGCTCCTGCAGGCTACACAGAAGATTCTACAACTCCAGCAGATGTAATTGCATCTAACTGGAAAAGATTATCTTACACTGCTTCTGTAAGTGCACCAGCCAACGAACCCACAGACGGTACGTTATGGTACAACACAAATTTAGAAGCGGACATTTTAGCTCATGATGGAACTAAATGGGACGGATATGTAAATGTTTATGCATCCACAGATCCAAATGGTCCTCAATTCTCAGCAACTAAACCTACCACACAATCAGATGGTACAGCTCTTGTTGCAAACGACTTATGGATTGACACAAGTGATTTAGAAAACTTTCCAAAAATTTACAAATACGATACTGCATTAACTGATGGTGCTGACTTTGTGTTGGTTGACAACACAGACCAAACCACAGAAAATGGTATTGTGTTTGCTGATGCTAGATCTACAACAGCGGCGGCGAAAGCAGATTCATCTTCAACAGGCGGAGCTCCAACTGACAGTTCTATTGTTGCTTTATTAAGTGATGATTTTGTTGACCCAGATGCTCCAAATCCAGCACTTTATCCTCAATCAATATTGTTGTTCAACACAAGAAGATCCGGATACAATGTGAAAGAATACAGAAATTCATACATTACAACAACTGCTTATCCAGGTTCAGGAAGCACAGGCAAAGGAAACGTTCGATACAACAACGAATCAGTTGCTACATACTTCCCAGACAGATGGGTGACTAAAAATGCTAACAACGCAGATGGTTCAGGCACTTTTGGAAGAAAAGCAGTGAGAAAAGTGATCACAGCACAGCTTAAATCAGAGATCAACACCAACCAAGCAATCAGAGAAGACCAAAGAGGCTTTAACGTAATTGCCGCTCCTGGATATCCAGAAGTTATCTCAGAAATGGTTAACCTAAACACTGACAGAAACAGCACAGCATTTGTTGTAGGAGACACTCCATTTAGACTGGCGAGCACTTCCACTGAAATTACAAACTGGGCAAACAATACAGCAGGCGCATCAGAAAATGGCGAAAGCGGCATTGTAACAAGTTCAGATTATCTTGGCGTGTTTTATCCATCAGGTAAAACTACAGACAACGCAGGTAACAATGTGGTAGTACCAGCATCTCACATGATGTTGAGAACACTGGCTAACAACGACAACATTGGTTACCCTTGGTTTGCACCGGCTGGTACAAGAAGAGGTATTGTTGATAATGCAACAGCAGTAGGATATGTACAAGCATCAACAGGTGAATTCCAGACTATCTCTTTAACAGAAGGCACAAGAGATGCAATGCACACAGCAAAAATTAACCCAATCACTTTCTTCTCAGGAGCAGGTATTGTGAACTTTGGTAACTTAACCAAAACTAACACATCATCAGCACTAGATAGAATCAACGTATCAAGATTAACAGTGTTTCTAAGATCACAATTAGATGCTATTGCTAAACCGTTTATTTTTGAACCAAATGATACTTTGACTAGAAATGAGATCCGAGGAGCAATTGAATCTTTCTTATTAGGACTAGTAGGACAAAGAGCATTATATGACTTCTTAGTAGTGTGTGATGAGACGAACAACACAGCAACTAGAATTGATAGAAATGAACTGTATGTGGATATTGCAATTGAACCAGTTAAATCGGTTGAATTCATTTACATACCTTTAAGAATCAAAAACACAGGGGAGATAGCGAACCTAGGCAACTAATCCTCGGTAAGTAAAGGAGCAATATGGCAATTTCAACACTTTCAAAATTTACAGTACCATTAGCAAACGATCAAAGTTCAGCATCACAAGGTTTATTGATGCCAAAACTTCAGTACAGATTTAGAGTTGTCCTGGAGAACTTTGGTGTGTCTACACCTAGATCAGAACTTACTAAACAGGTTATTGATGTAACTAGACCAAATTTAACTTTTGATGATATCACACTAGATGTGTACAACTCAAAAGTATATCTACCAGGCAAACACACGTGGGAAGCTATCACTATTAACCTTAGAGATGATGTTAATAACTCAGTTTCTAAATTAGTTGGCGAACAGGTTCAAAAACAATTTGATTTCTTTGAACAAGCCAGTGCCGCATCAGGAATTGATTACAAATTTACAACACGTATTGAGATGTTGGACGGTGGTAACGGAGCAACAGCACCAGGTATATTAGAAACTTGGGAATTGTACGGTTCTTACGTACAATCTGTAAACTACAACTCACTAGCATATGCAACTTCAGAACCAGCAACCATCACTCTGTCTGTCAAATACGACAATGCTATCCAAACACCACAAGGTACAGGTATTGGAAGTGCAGTCACAAGAACAATAGGTACACTATCCACAGGCGGTGGTATCTAATTTCGATAACATTTAAAAGTAAAAGAAGCGCCTTTAACGGCGCTTTTTTTATGGCCATAAATATGATATATGCCAAGTATTAAT